GTTTGCACGTACAATGTACGCTGCTGAACTTTGACCTAGGAAAGAATATGCTGCTAGAAGACCGTAGTCGTTTGTTTCGTCACCCTGCACTACTGATCCAGCAACTTTGCGGAAGTCGACATTCCCAAAGTATTGTGTTAGTTCGCGTTGTGATGTGACAAGGACTGGTTTTCCGGCTTGTGATGCTTTGGTATACTTAGCGATACCGTCAGCTTCTGTGCCAGTTGGGTCTGCTTTGTTTTCGCCAGTAGCAATGAATAACATTGGTACTGTGCCTGAACCTGCTGGACCATAAACTGACTCATCTGTTACTGTGACCTGTACTCCAGGTGAAACTAGATTTGCCATTTTTTAAAGTTCTCCTTATCTTTTTACATGTAAATTCGAGAATCTATGTTCTACTACTATTTATAGCAGACCCCTGAAAAACATGCTGAAATAGGGTTAACCTTGTACTTTATCCAATAACAAATCCTAAGCCTGCACTGCCATCATTGTACAAAGTTAGTTCTACTTCTAACTTGTCCATTTCTGCCTGTGCATCACTGCGTAATGTATCAGCGTTCATGGTTGTACCTCCTTGAGGTCCAGCGATCTGGCTAAACTTGCCACGTGCTTCTGCTAGCATCAGCTTAACGTGTGCAAATGCATAATCCTTAATCCATGGACCAGCATAGGTGTCGTTTAACAAGTTATCATCTGGACGATAGTTGTAAACGTGCAACACTAATGTTTCGTCTGTTTTTAGCTTACGATGCAGTATAATACGGTGATCTTGTGGGCGCCATGTAAACAGTATTTCTGATCCAAACAGTCTACCCATAGTTTCGCGGTTTTGCATAAGGAAATCATAAGTCGCTAACCCGCCTGATCTTGCTGATCCAAGTAGATATGAATTCATATATGATGCATAAAATGGCTCAAAATCACTGCCGCTACCAATACCCATGCCACCGGAAGTTTGTCTGTAAATATCCTTTACTTCAGTGACTTCGTTTGGTAACGTGTATTCGTTGACCTCTGATACTACTGGAAGAAATACAAAACTTTCCTCAACTGCATTTTCTGCACGTTGACGGTACTTTGCTAAACTCTTTTTAATAGCCAGTTCATAATGCTCTGGGTCAAGTTCAACATCAACCATACCGCCACCTAGGCGTAGTTCCATTTCTTTAATTAAATCACTTTTGGCGCTCATAATAGGATCTCCTTATTACTATTTATAAGAAAAGGGAGGCTTGCGCCCCCCTGATGCTTTAACTTTATTACACTACTATTACTTGAACACTGAGATGATAACTGTGTCTGTATTAAAGCGACCATTCATTTTAGTTTCTGTGGTCTTAATCATCTCGAACTCTTTGAGCGTCTTAGGCTTGGTAGTCTTTTTAAACTTGCCCAATACTTCGTCAGGTTTGCGCACTGTTTTCTGAACACTTGTGGTTTCATTGAAATTAGTTAGCGTAGAACCTTTAACTCCAAACCCGACTTCATCCGCTGCAATGTAAATGCCCAGCTTACGTGTTTTAGCGTTAAATACTACCATTGCTACTGCACCAATTATTTGCGCTGGCGGCACACTGGTAATAGCATACGTGGTGTCGTTAACTTTAAACTTCAGCTTGCTTACTAGTTGCTCTGGGCTCTTGGCTTTCACTTTACGCGGTGCCCGTGTAACCTTTTGCGTATTGATAATCATGTCGCAAGCATCGATGATCTTTTTAAACAGTTCAAGAGCTGCTTTTTTCTGCTTTGCAGTAAAGTGTGCATAGCCCTCTTTAATCTGTTCCCACTCATCTTGTTCACGCTCAGTCATCTTTTTAAGTTGAGTCGCTGATGGGATATTGTTAACGAGTGTCATTTCTTCAAATTCACCCTCGTATTGTTTACGGATAATACGAGCATGGTTTGCTTTTGCTTGAACTTTGACCAGTATAGCGTAGGGATCAAAATCAGCAACAACCGCGGGATCGTTAGTACGGACAAAGTCCTCAACTACATCGTCGATGCCCTCGCTCATAGCACAGGCTGCGTCAAACATCACTTCACGAATGCTAGGAGTGTATTTCTTAGCGGCTGCTTTTTCTTTAGCTTCCACCTCAGCTACTTTACTCATACCGGCTTCAACTGATTGATCAACGTGCTGTTTAATAAAGTCAGTGACGGGCTTCAGCTTGTCACCGGTGCCAGGAAGTGATTCCCAATATTCGGCATGTTTAGGATTGTGTGCTGGCATACCAGTAGCAAGTAGCTTGCACTGAATAGCAACGTTGGGACTAATCCAGACTGCTTTAGCTGCTTTGATCTGCTTGGGAGTATACCCGTTTTCTTTCATCCAGTGATATACGCTAGGCATTAGATCTTTGGGATCGACCTGATTGTAATACATGAACTTCAAACGGTCTACTTCACGGTGAAACTTCTCACCGCTCCAGCGTTCCCACCCAGTCCACACTGGATCAGCAAAGCCAGTTTTGCGGTTTACTTTAGCACGTGGTTTTTTCTTGGGAATCTTAACGCCAATACTTTTAGCCATTTTGTAGTCTCCAGTGTTTTTCTGTTTACATCTTACTATAAAGCATTGTGTATTGCTTGTCAACAGCTAAATACGATATATAGGAAAAAAATTTATGCCACGTCTAAGTCTCTACAAACCATACAAAGGCAACGATTACAAGTTTATGGATAGAAATATTCGTGAGCAATTTGACATTGGCGGCACTGCTGTCCATATACACAAGTATCTTGGCCCAAAACAAACGCTTAACAGCGCAGATCCTAGTGAACCAAACTACGGTAGTGGATTGGAGTTAGACCCTACGCTTGGCATTGAAGTTAACCCAGAAGGTTGGATTAACGAAACAAAGATACAAGACCTACTGTTTATGGAAAACAGAGATCGCAAGTATGATCCTGACATTTATGAGTTACGTGGCGTATACAACGTAAGTGACAATGATTTTGACTTGAGCCAGTTTGGGTTGTTCCTGACAAACGATACACTGTTTATTACATTCCACATTAACGACATGGTTGAAAAGTTAGGTCGTAAGATTATGCCAGGTGATGTATTTGAGTTGCCGCACTTGCGTGATGATTTATTACTAAACAATGATCGAGAAGCTGTCAATAAGTTTTATGTAGTACAAGACGCTAACCGTGGCAGTGAAGGCTTTAGTCAAACCTGGTATCCGCATATATGGCGTGTTAAGGTCAGTCCACTTACAGATACACAAGAATATGCTGACATCCTTGGTACTGCTGGTGATCCAGATAGCTTAAAGAACAAAATCAGTAGCTATAAGACAGAGATTAACATCAGTGATGCTATTGTAGCTAGTGCAGAGGCCGCTGATCCACTAGGCCTGCCACTTGCTGAACACTTGTTTGGAGTAGCAGATAATACCACGACTGAATATGAACATGGCGAAACTATACAAAGTGGAGATCAGTTTCCACAAGAACCAAACGATGGTGATTACTTTATAAGAACAGATTTTACCCCAAACAGATTGTTTGTTTTCCGTGGCAGTCGTTGGCATAGACTATACGACAATGTGAGCGATGTTACTTGGAGCGACAGAACATTCAATGCTAGCGGATTTATTAATAATAATAACACAACTATTGTGGACAACCAAGAGTTCCCAGAACGTCAGCCACTAAGTCAAGTTATAACCCCAAAGACGGATTTTGAATAATGGCAGATTACTTTTACGATAAACAAATACGCAGATATATACAACAGTTTATTCGCTTGTTCAGTGGATTCAGTGTTCAGATGGGAGTAGGCGAGGATAGGTTTCCTATTTTTCAAAAAGTGCCTGTTCGTTATGGTGATATTAGCCGTATGGCTGCACACATTCAGCGTGAAAACAGTGAAAACATCACTAACACTGTCCCATTTGTAAGTTGCTATGTGACAAGTCTAGACATGAACGCCAGTTATCGCATGGATCAAGATCATGTCGAAAAAGTGCCAGTCCATGAAAAGAAAATAGATGCTGCAACTGGTGAATATTTAAACGAAGTAGGCAGAACCTACACTGTTGAACGTCATATGCCAGTACCATACAAGCTAACAATGAATTGCGATATATGGACAAGTAATACAGATCAAAAATTACAATTACTTGAGCAGATACTAGTACTGTTCAACCCAACACTAAATATTCAGACAACCAGCAATGGACTTGACTGGTCACGTCTTGCATATGTTGAAATGACAAATACTGTTTGGAGTAGTCGTAGCGTTGGCAGTAATATAGATGACATTGTTGATGTTGCTACACTTACATTTGAAATGCCAATTTGGATCAATCCTCCTGCAAAAGTAAAACGACAAAAACTTATTCATACTGTGCTTAATCAATTGTATAGTTTGGATGATGCTGATTTAGATGCATTTAGAAATCAAGAACCATTTGATACATCGTCATTGCAATACACAATTGTTACTTTTGAAGATCGTAAACTTCGCTATATTGACGGAAACGCATACCTGCTAAACAGTGCAGGCGGAACAACTGATGTAGATGGAAACACTCTTGAATGGAAAAATGCACTGATACCGTTTGGTGCATTGCGTGAGGGTATTAGTCAAATACGATTACGCAAATCAAATAATCCAGGCGATACTGAAAATGATATTATAGGTCGCTTGAGTTATCATCCAAGTGATGCAAATGCCTTAATAGTTGATATTGACGTTGACACCCTTCCTGCGAACACACTTCCTGCAATTTCAGGTGTTATTAACCCTGCTAAGAATTTTCCAGGTGATGGGGTTGTTCCAGTAGCAGAGGCAGGGCAAAGCTATCTACTACAAAGCGACATGCCAATAGGTGGCGTTTGGGGAGTAGTGGATGGAAAAGTGAATGACATTATACAATACAACGGCAGCGGTTGGATTATTATTTTCGATGCTTCAAGTATAACAACGCAACACTATGTTTATAACACTGCATCAGGAGATCAACTAGAATGGAATGGAACAGATTGGTTTAATAGCTACGAAGGTATCTACAAAGCTGGATATTGGAGGATATACTTATAATGTCAACATGGATTGATGATGAAGGATTGATTAATATTCGTTATGACGGTCACATGTGTATACATGAGATGTTACACAGAAAGAAGGGCGGGTATGAAGAAAGCCAAACATGGTTGGATAGCGTGTTGCCTACGGTAGACGTTGTATATGTAGAGGTTAGCTTTTTTAATATACACATGGTAGAAGAACATATTAGAATAATGCAATTTGATTATCCAAATATCAAAAAAATTATTGTTAATAAAACATCTGTAAATTATAAAAAACCAGGGTACAATGTTAGCTTTGTTGTTAATCCAAGAAACAATGATATTCGATTAAAGAGAAATGAATTTTTTTCTTTCAATTCGAATAATAACTTACAGATTAATCCAGACACTACCATCGTAATAGATGATAGTTTATACAAAATACATGCAAGAAGTATACCAAATCATCATACTAGATTATTATTGGAAGAAATGAAAACATTGTTTTGGGTTAAGCAAGATGTTGATAGCTATTTGCGTGTTCCAAACACCCAATCGCACGTATATCCATTTTGGTTCCTGCCATTAAATAGATCAAATGGATCAATAACTTGGTCTGACATCGTGTATCTAGTACATAATAATTTATCTCCTGGAGATTTTAATGCAAGCTAGTGGATGCGTGTTCCTAGCGGTTGATACTGGAAGAGTGATGTTACAACAACGCAGTAATGAATCTAGCCATCCGCGTACTTGGGGTTTCTTTGGCGGCAAGGGCGAAGAGTCTGAACGTCCTATACAAACATTATTACGTGAACTAGAAGAAGAAATAGGACTACTTCCTGGAGTAGAAAAGGTTTATCCGCTGAATAAGTTTACCAGTCCTGATAAAAAGTTTACCTATAATACTTTTGTTGTCGCAGTCTACGAAGAATTTGTACCTGTGTTGAATAATGAAAGCGATGGTTTTTGTTGGGTTAAGATTGGAAACTGGCCGCGTCCACTGCACCCTGGCGTAAAGGCACAATTATTCAATAAAGATATTATAAAGAAAATAAAAACCATCCACAACAACTGCGCTGCGGATGGTTCTAATTGGTTAGATAGTTTTAATTAATCGTCTGTTCTAATAGTACGCTGTTTCATGCTTTCAACAAAGCGTTCGCGCAACCATTCAAAGTCGTTAATTTTGTTTAGTGCCGCGACATCGTCCTTGTTTGCGATACCATATTCACGACCTTCATTAGCACCCTTAACACAGTAACGTCCAAAACGTGCGCCGTTATCAACCGTACACCAGATTTCTAGTCGTTCATTGGTTTCACCATCCTTTTGGTTAGGATTGATCTTACTTGCTAACTTAACACATTCGCGGAAGGCACTGCGCCACGTGCGGAATGGGTCTTTGTTAAAACTTGTAATGTTAGCAACATCGCGAACAGGTTGGTAAAATGCTGCGCCAGTACTAAAATCTGGTAGTTCATGACCCATCTCTAATAGTTGTTCACGTGGAAATAGTTTAATGCCGCCATATCCATATTCTAAGCCGTTTACTGGGTTATGTGCAAACCAACTGTACGTTGTATTCTTACGATTTGCCATTGGCGGGATGTAATCAAAGCAGAAATGGTCTAAGATATCAGCATCTGCGTCAATAATCCAAACCATTTCAGTTTCAGAAACACGTGCTGCTTCGCGGTGTGCTTCCGCAATACCCTTAACGTTTTTAACGTGTTTAATATCAGGAAACCGTGTCTTCAGTCTTATATAGTTTGCGTCTGCTTCACTTTCATGATAGCTCAACATAACAATGTCAAAGTCTGCTTCATGATATGTAGCAATAATTTTATTTTTAATTGTGCCGTGTGCTACGCCACCTGTTGGCACTAGCCGCACATCTCCCCAAAGCATTGGACGCTTACTTCTTCTTGTCACTCTTGGGAATTCGTGAATAAAACTTTTACCAATATCACTAGGACGATAATGCCATGGAAAATCGTCTGCCGTTTTAATATTATTATTAACTATCCATACCATATCAGATTTATCTTCATATTCACGGGCGGCTTGCAATAATTGATCTGCTGTACGTATATGATCTGTTACGTGTATTGGATATGACTGAAAAATGTGCTTTTTTAATCTATCCCAAGGTGTGATTACGCTTTGACCTTTGTAGTCAAATAATGCTGATCTCTCTAAATTAATCATATACAATCACCCTCTAATGTGTATGCTCTTGTTCCTATGTGAGCAATTCTATTACTTAAATCTGAATCAATCCAAATATCATATCCAGCAAGATCTGCTTTGTTAGCAAAATACAAATCTTCACCAATCAAACTCGTATAGTCTTGATTCCATTCAACGCCAAAGTAAGGTAGTGACATGCTTTCAAAAACATTGCGTTTTACTA